CCTGCTGCTGAGTAAGCCTCAGTAGGCTCCTGACGGACGTTATTGATGTATAGGTCAATAGCCTCTGAACTAGCTACAGCATGAGACAGTGTTAGTGTCGTACCTGTAGCACCTGTTAGGTCTTGTTTAGGGGGAGTCTTACTAAAGCCTTGTGCTTGTTGATTACCAATGTAACCCATAGTTCTCTCCCTTATGTACTGATATCATCAACGGCAGATACCCAAGCATCCATAGAAGCTGCTGTGTCTGACTTAACCCACAGCCTGTCACCGCTTGCGACTACTACCTTTGCGCCACCATCAAGTAGCTGCAATGCACCGCCAGCAGCAATAGGTGCGCCTTTGATTAGATAGTGATTAGTACCACCGTTTGAAATGTAACAGTCTACTGTGATTGCATTACTAGTAGTATTCGTCATATGAATACCAACAATCGTATCGTAACTGTCAAAGTCTGTGCCATTAGGAATATCAGCCGCTGTAGTGCCTACGCCCTGTAGCATATATCGTCTAAAATTTTGTGCCATAATTTATCCTTTATAGGGCGATTGCCATTGCGATTGCAAATCCAGCAGAAGCTGTTGTGCTTGGATCAGGTGCAACTGCACTCCAAGTATTACCATCATACACCCTCATCTCGCTGTCTGTGGTGTTGTAGTACAGATCACCAGCATGAAGACCCTGACCATCGTTGTCAGTTGTGGGGTCTGCCGACTTTGATCCAAGGTACGTGTCATCAAATTGGTCAAATCTAGCTGCTGCTTGTTCTGCGTAGTAACGTGCTGAGTACAGACCGCCACTAACTGTCGTATAAACATCAAATGATTGACCACCACCCAACGCCCACTGTTTAGCAGAGCCATTCAGGGGTGTCATTGTACCGATAGCGTGGGCTTTAGCAGAGTATCCAGTACCATTATCTACACTGCCTGTGGTATTAGTTGCCCACTCCTGTGCAGCACCTGCACCAGCCGTGTTAGTAACACCAGTACCACCAATAGACCAAGCCTTAGCTGAGTAACCTGTAGCATCAACGATGCCTGTGGTCTTAGTAGCCCATTCCTGTGCATTGGTTTCGCTAGTTGCAGCATTAGTCTCACTTGTTCCAGCATTAGTAGCTGAAGTAGCTGCTGCATCCTGATAGTGTTTAGCTGAGTAGTCAGTAGTCACACCATCTGATAGAGTGTACTGGCTACCGATAGGGTGGATAGCAAGTTTAGTAGCGTCAGGGATGATAGAGCCTGTGGCTGCTGTAACGGCTGCGTTAGCTGCTATTACTGCTGCACTAGCTGCTGCTGCTGAGATGCCATCAGCGTAAGCCTTAGTAGCTGCATCAGTAGTAGCTGTAGGTGTTCCTACGTTCTTAATAACACTGCCTAAGGCATCCCACTTGTTATCAGTCCCTAGTTGAACTGAATCCTCAGCACGGTCTATTGACTCTTGGGCTGCATGGAAGACCTGAATACTACTATCATCCAAGTCTTCTTCAGTCAACACTGAGCCAGACGCAAAGTCCACTGCACGTGCTGTAAGGTCTGTACTACGGCGAACCTGTACTAGCGTACCAGTAGCAGGGGCAGAGGTTAGTTGTACAGTAGAGCTAGAAGGAAAAGTTAGACCTGTCTCAGCCACACCGTCAACGGTTACACTGATTTCAGCAGTGTCCTGATATGTAAAGGGGATTGAGAACTGCGTAGTCGCATTATCCCCTGTATAGTTTTGATATGATAAAGCCATTTGTTTTCCTTTAATCAACTAGACTTGCAGAAGCATTTAGTATTTGTCTTGCTCCATATAATGAAGAGTAAGGGAGTAGCCGGAGTAAGCTACGCATCTCTGTTTCAGTTAGATCATTGCCACCTACAGCCTGTCCCAAATCTTTAATACCTGAGGCCAAGCCTATTAACATACTAGCTCCTGCTGGTGTTACAGATTTAGTTGATCCATCCATAGCTCCTGTTGTAACTTGATAAATATAGTGAGCAATAGAAGCCGCACCAATTTGACCGATAGCTCCAAAAGCTACGTTACCAAGTTTCATACGTTCTTTCATGTACTCTTCTCTATCGCTACGGCCTAATGAATTAATATGAGAACGTGAGATATACATAAGAGTACCTAAGGCAGCAGCAGATGTCAAAATTTTGGCAACATCTACAGCATCCCCATTAGCTGCACGTACAGCCAAGCGTCCTGCTTGCTGTTCCATAGAAGCTAACGGAAAAGACAGGAACTGAAATAAGCTCTTACCTACTTCACTACGTAGCCAGTAACTAACAGAGCCATTATTAACTTCCTGTACTGATTGAGTAGCTTCACGCCTTGCAGCACGTAAGAATACATTCTTTGCTGCCTGACCTGCTTCTGTCTTATCCCATGCGTTAAGGTTAAGATTGTCTAGAGTATCACCATCTGTAAATTCAGAATGTTTTCTAATCTGTTTGTTGATCTCTAAAGCTATCTCATCACTAATGCCCATCTGCTCACGCTTGATGGCTGAGAAAGCTATTTCATTACGTTTAGCTTTTAGTGCTACTTCTGTCGCAAAGTTATAGATAGATATTCTTCTTAAGATATCTGTAACACCCTGAAGACCTGAAGCAATAGACACAAAGATACGTGCCTTACCTAAAGCCTCATCAAGTTTTGTTACTTCACCAGAGCCAAGAAAGTCTTCACCCTCTGCTATACCACCCTCTAATCTGTTACGCTGAGATGTTACCTTAGTTAAGATACCATCACCACCTGTACCAGTAGCAATCATCATTTCATGTGCTACCTTATTTTTTAGCTGGCCTGTGCTAGCATCAATAATAAGGTTCTTAAACTGTGGAGCAGTCTTTAACAGAGTTTCAAAAGAAGTCTCAAACATTACGTTAGAAAGTTCCATGATAGCAGACATACCTGCCATTCCCATATTTGCCACAAAGCTATATTCACGCACACGTGCGAGATTTCGCTGTGTCAAAGGAGACAAATTACTATCGTAGGCTATACGTCCTGTAACACTCTTATAAAGAAAGTCTAATTGCTTACGAGCTTCGTCAGCCTCAGGTGTACCTGTTGGTAATCTACTTAGTAGGGTTTCAAAATTAGAGCCAATAGTATTAGTATTGATACCGTTCTGAGCTAACCCTGTAGCACCTGCTACCTGAAATAAGTAACTCTCATAGAGGCTACGTGCATTACGTTCAAGTAGGTCAGACATGCGTAAAGTAAATACTCTACCATCTGCACCTGTTACTGGTAGTTCAAAGTTTTCATCAAGACGCATACGATGCTTAGTACGTGGATGACCCTTGATAGGAAGATTTTTAGATAGAACATCAATCATAATCTCAATGTCTACTTCTTCTACACCTGCTGCTTTGAGGGCTGCAACTGTATCATCCATATCAGCCATGCCATCACCAAGCTTACGAAACTCGTTACTAGAAGGAGCAAAGAAGCCTTTAGCATAACCACGTGACATAGCTCTAATGAAGTTATTGACAACACCAGCGTCTATATTCTTTCTACCTGCTGCTGTCAAAGACTTTGTTACATCTCTAACAATAGTCTTCTGTTCGCTTCTGATAGCACCTTCTACTAGATCAACAAAGGCTGGGTTTAGATCACCATCAATGTCGGGTAGTAAGGCTGGCTGGTCTTTTGTACCCTGTCTATACTGAGCTACATTAGTTCTATTAGCCTTACGAGGTAAATAGTTTTTAATGTTACCCATCATCTCAGGAATCCAACCAGCAGCATTAGCATCAATAGCCATTTGAGCTACTTTATCCATACCCTCAGAGTAAATCTGAGCAATGCGCTTTATTTCTGGTAGAGCATTGGGATCAGGCTTACGCATATAATCCCCTACTAATTCCTCTACCTGACTTGTTCTAAGATTTAAAGACTTTGTTAGATTTTTATAGAGATTTGTTAGTTCTATGGCATTAGGTAGAAGTGTAGTTGTGACAATTGTATCACGTGTCTCAAGAGCATTACCCCCTACTACTTCCTTACCACCCTTAGTGCCTAAGCTGTCTAAGGCTAAACCCCTGCCAAGCCAACGAGTAAGCCCATCCTCAGAATTAAGAAGAGGAGCTAAAGAAGCAACTAGTCCTCTAGGCTTTACCAAAGCACGTAAGCCTCGTTGCTTAGGTGTAGCTTCAATCTCTTCTGCTGTCATCTCAGTGATATCTTTTCTAGATACCCCTGCTGTGGTGCTTTCTCCTACCTGAGCAACTTCATCAGCACCTGTACCAAAATCATCATTACGATTAGCCAGTGCTATAAAGTGTTCAGATAGTTGTTCATCTGTAGCAGCTTTAAGGATTGCCTCATCTTGTGCAGAAAGTTCTTCACCATTAGCCTTACGTTGTGAGGCTGCAAGTATCTGCCTTCTCTTAGATGAGTAAGCAGCATACTTACTAACACCTGCATTAACAGAGCCACCAATAGCAGCAGCCAGCATAATGTCACCACCTGTTACTTGATGAACAGTTTGTGATCGGAGTAACTCAAGACCTGCTTGTTCTGTTACACCTATGCCAGCAGAAGCCAGTAACCACTTTCTATTAGTATTTAGTTTGCTTAAAAACTTATATCCCTTAACTGCGCCAAATGTAACAGGAGCAGTAACAGGAGCAAACTGAGGCTGAAGAGAAGCTACAGTAGCGGCTGTTCCTAAGGCTACGGCAGTGTCAGCAGGGTCTAGTATATAACCTGCCATCGTACCAGCAAAGTAAGAACCACTGCCCTCTGCTGCTTTCTTACGAGCATCTTCCACTATTTTTATTTCGTGGGCTACTTTACGAGCAGCAGAGGTTCCTTTGTTTATACCAGCATCTATGATTTTTTTAACAAGCTCTTTATCAAAGACACCAGTTGTTATTTCTTTTGCTACATCAGTAGTAAAAGGAGTATCTTCATCAGGAAAAGAACTGAGTAGCCTAGCTGTAGATATTGTAGTACCCTCAGAAAGCTGTTGATTTACAAAACCACTCAGAAATCCTGTTGATTCTTCTTTAGCTTTCTTGGCTGCCTTTTCCATTTCAAGGTTAGTAAACCTACCACCTGTAGGGGCGGGGGACATGCCCCCAAACCCCATCTCTTCTAGAGTATTCTCAAAGGTATTTTCAGCCATAAGCTTTCCTTTTATTCAAAGATATTTTCATACATACTAGTAAACAAGTTCTTAGTTTTCTTAACAAGTTTATCAGTATACACACCTGCTTTTAGTTGAAGCATAGAAGGTAGTGATTCCGTAGGAATGTCGGACGCACCTTGCAGTCTCCTAATACCTACGGCTTTGTCTTTCATGTTGTAAGATGACATGGTTACTTTATCACCAGTATTACCACCGATAAAGAATACCTCATCACCCTCTACTTTTACTACGATACCTACATGACCAAAGCCTAGCTTATACTTCTTACGCTCTTCTTTGGTATGTTGTTTAATCATAATATCCCCAGCCTTGGCTTGTGTATTCTCAACCTTTGTACCTACATTGGTATAAGCCTTGGCACGTATTTGATCAAACTTATCTTTACCAAATAAAGCTTTTGTATCAATGCCAGAGTCACGTAAGACCTGTGTTAAGAACGCAGCACACCATGCTTGATTAGTAGCAAACTCTTCTACTGTTTGATTGTTAGGATTCCAATCACCCACTGCTGTTTCAAAGAAACCTTTAACAGCCTTAGCACCCTCTTCTGTGTTCTCATCAATACCGTAGTATTTATAAGCTGCATCAGCAGGGTTCTTAGCCATGGCTATATCAGCTACAGCAGAAGCAGTAGGAATATCCCCTACCTTTAACTGTTCCTTAGAAGGGATAACATCAGTATCGGCATGTGCTTTAGGTATGACAGCCTCAAAGACAGATGTAGCAGCATCGCCAATACTGGCTCCTACTTCTTCAGCTACTTTCATAGCTCTATCTTTTGTCTGTGTAGCCCACTTAGTAGCACTAACAGTACCATCTTCTGCTACATTGTAAAGCATGTTAAACTTAGCTTTAGCTAGAGCAGTGGCCTGTTCTACAGAACCTTCAGCATACTGTGCAGCTTCTTTAATTGACTCCATAAACTTAGGCCACTTCTTAGTGACGTTAAATCTACCTAGCTGATAGCCCATCTGAATTACACCAGACTTAGTTGAGTCAGGTAAGTTTTCAAATCCATCTACTTCACTAGTAAAGAAGTTATTAATCTTAGATACTTTCAAAGCTACAACAGCTTTTGATTCGTCTGGTTGTACATTGTTAATATCTTTAATTAATGCACGTTCATCAGGCTCAAGAGATTCTACCTGTAAGCCGTGACCTACTGACTTCTTACCCATATCTTCATACTGAGTATACGAGAAACCCTCATCCTTCATAATAGTAGCTGTAGCATTAGCTTCAGTTACAGGATTAACAGTCTCTAATACTTTCTTACCTGTATCAACAATACCTTTAACAGCAGCTTCATTTAATTCTAAAGCTTTTTGTAGATAAATGTTTTCTGTTGAGAAAGCCCTACCTAAGCTCTGTGCTACATCTGTTTCAAGAAGTTCGGCTGGTGTCATCTCAGCAAAAGACTTAGTAACAGTTGGAGTATAGCTTAATTCAATATCATCCTCAGGAGTAGACTCAACAATAGGAGCAACAGTTTGCTGATGCTTACCTAAAGTATCTTCAATAAATTTAAACTTCTGTTGTTCAGCAATAGTTGTTAAATCAATCTTTCCTATTGGATACATATCTTTTGCAGCATCAATTTTTCCAGAATTATCTAATCCAGCTACATACACTTGTAATTGATTAGCATTAGTTGTATCATTCTGAACTAATAGAGTAAAGCCACCAACTCGTTTAACACTCTCTACACCTAATACACTTGTAGGAACAAGTCTATAAGCAGGAAGATTATAAAGCCCACTAACTGCTTCTACAAAATCTGGATTATTCATTGCCGTTCTTAAAGCTTCTTCAGCGGCAACTGTATTCCGTTCTTGATGAGAGCCACTTTCTGCCTTAATAGCCAATACTGTACCTTCTGGCATAGTCATAGGTTTATAATCAGCCGCCACTTCTTCAATAGAAGTTTTCATGGCATCTTGTTCAGTAATCAAAGGATTGGTAGACATTTTTATTCTGGCTAAGTTTTCTGCATCAGCTACTAAGGCACCTAGATTAGCTGCTTTAGCCATATCTGATGTCATAAATAAACCAATTGGACCACCATAGTCAACCTGATCCCTAATTTGATCAACAGTAATACTTAACTTAGGAGCATTATTAATGTCAAATCTCTGAGCAATATCTATAGCTTGTGCAAAAGTTTGATTAGCTTGTAATGCACTCTTTATTGTACGATACATACTTAATGATTTTTTATCACCATCAAACATAGAAGACACACCGTCTGATCCTAGATACTGTTCAACTTTTTCTAGTTGGTTGTAAGCTTTCTCAGCCATAAGAAGATTAGGACGTATAGTCTCATCACCTATTTTCTCAGTCAGGTTCATATCACCTGTCCAATAAGCTTTAGCATCTCTTAAGGCTGCTGTAACTTCGGGAGGTTTACCACCTAACGCTGCATATCCAGCATAATGTCTACGCTGTGCCTCAGCTATAGTATTAGCTTTTATTCTTTTTTCTAGGTCAGTAGTATCAGGCATCTTGCTTAGTTGTTCAAGCTCTGCTGCAACCTTAGTTTCTAGTTGACCTATAAAGTCAGCCTTAGAAAACTTCTTTGTAAAAGTTACTGGTGTACCATCAACATTAACTGTAGCTTTTGTTTCTGTAGCTGTGTTTACATTTTGAAAATCACCAGCAATAACTTGATCAGCTACTGCGCTGGTAAAGCTATCTTCTGCTGCTTGTGTTAAAGCAGTCTTTGTACTCTTAGTAACAGCAGCTTGACGTTTGGCAATCTTTGCACCGACTTCACGGTTACGTGTTATGTTAAGTTGGTTTTTTGATTCAGGTCCACTTAGATAAGCAACAAGTGGGCTATTGACTCTAGTGGGATCATTTGTGTCAGTGTCAGCTAATTTTACTAAAACATCATTTATTGCAGCATCATCACGATAACGATCTGGATGTGCTTCTAGAAAGCTTTGACGTAACGCTGCAACCTGCTCTACCCCTGACTCTAAAGTTATAGCTTTAGCTGCTACTTGGGCGTTGATAGCTAGTATACTGTCAGTTAATCCGTTATCAATCTCTTGATAATTACGATCAATCTTAGCAGGAACAAACTTTCCTTTAACAAAAGCTACATCAGCTAGGGCTAAGTCACCCTCTAAAGCATCTATAAGGTCTGCATCAAATCTACCAGTTTCTCTAAGACTGTTTGTATAATTACTATGATACTTTTGACGTTTAGCTAGAACTTCAGATTCTTCTAATTCTAGATAATCTTTTTCATTCTTAACATAATCTATAGCCATTTCAGCAATCAGTGATTCACGTGCTTGCTCTAGCTGGTTTTCTTTTTTCTTTCTTAATCCATTAGCAATCTCTTGCTCTTTACGTAAGCGTTTAGTTTTACGTTCAGTAGCGTCTGCTTCAAAGGCAGGAGCAATTGCAGATATAAAAGAACTTAAAGGGGTTTCGGGAGTTTGGTCTGGTGCAAGTACTCGCATTGTTTCAACAACAGGAGCAGTACCACCCTGTAAATTAGCCTGTGTAGGAGCATTAAGCTGGGCTACCTGTACTCTTTGTTTTGCCATGTTTTCCTCTTAACTACCCATTGATGGTACATCAAGTTTAAAGGGCATGTTCTTTATAGGTGGACCACCTAACCCAATACTCTCTAAGTAACTACCTTCACCTCTACCAGCTACACTAAGTTCTGATGCGTAAGCCTTAGCAGCAGTACTAACTACAGCCTTGAGGAAACTAGGTTGCTGTCCACGTGGCATAGAGTTAATACGATTTAAAGCTTCTGTGTTGTAACCTATACGCTGATCATCAATAGCATCAAGGATTTGATTTACATTAGAGTTAATCACATCTGTACCACGTAACTGTCGTGCAGTAGTCATCTTCTTTTGTAAGTCTATAGAGTTACCAGATACACCAGCCTCACCAGCCGCAACAATCTGTGCGCCTTCTGTTTCCAGAGCTTTGATAGCTAGTTCTAATTTTTGACCAGAGGCTGCTTCTGATTCCTGAATAGCTCGTTTGTTTAAACTTTGTATTTTTAGATCACGTGCTTCAGCAGCATTAATTCTGTTTTGTTGATATCTAGCTTCATCTATCTTTGCCTGTTGACTTGCTTGACCAAACTCTGCTATGCCACCAGCAATGGTCATCATAGTAAATGGGTCCATTTTATATCCTCACAAATTCTAAGAAGGGTTTGTTACCAACACCCCATGTGTCATGTCTCTTAATGAATACGCATCCTATATACTTTAACCAATTGAGTGCTACTGTATACTCAGCGTCACACGCATTGGTTAGTACTGGATACTTTTTGTTTACTTTGTTAATCCATGTCAGAGAGTCACGCATAAATTGCCGCCAAACTTTCTTTAGTGGAGGGGCTGTAAGTAGCCATGGTATACCTGTCATATCATCTAGACCAACTACACCATACATACCAGCTAGTTCGCCTGTCTCTGTTACTACAATAGTCCAACATTCTTCTGATAGATCAAAGCCTTCTTGCAGTGCTACCTTGACACTGCCATGTGAGGCTAGTACTTCCTGTGTGTCTTCTGGTCTTAGGTTTGTTGCCAGATGATCTACATCAGCTTGAGTACTTGCTCTCACATGCAGTTTCATTACATTCTCCTTGAACGTAGGACAAAGAACCCTTCCCACTCTGCTGATTGGAAGATGCAGGGTAGGTGGTTATCACTTTCTAATAAAATATCTACTGCACCAGCGTGGCCTAACACACCAAAACGATACGTACCAGACTCAATAGCAGCAGCACTAAGTATGTTAGCACCACTACCCACCACACGGCCTGTAAAGGTACGTGTATAAGGTGAACGCTTAAGAGGTGTTACTTTTACAGTAAAGTAGGCTGTCTTGTTATACACAACAGCATAGTTTCTTAAGTGTAATTGTCCAGTAGTAATAGGTTTGTTATCCTGCTTTAGTACAGGCTCAGAGAATTGGTATTTAAATGTAAACGGAATACCAGCAAAGACCTTCTCAGAGTTAGCTAGCTTTGCAGCTACATCACTAAGAGGAATAAGCTTACCTGTCTGGTCTACATATACCACATTAGAGTCTACATAAGGTACAGTAGTAAGTCCACCTGTTTCCAACATTACCCTTCTATCCAAGTGAATAGAGAAGTTACCTGTAGTATACACTGTGGCATCATCTACAGACAAGTTAATCTTTTCTAGGAATAGGTTGTTACTACGTTTAATTAGAACGTAGATATCAGACAGGTTAAATGATACACCTACTACATCACCATCAAATACCCAACGTGACCATGAAGACTGTAGCTTTTCCCTACCACTCCAATAGTAACGATATACATAGATAGCTGTAGGATCATCAGCAGCCTGAGCAATAAGCATGTCTTCGTTAGACGATGCCTGAATGTTTGTTATAACACCCCTAAGGTACTCTGGTACATGCGCTGTAGTCTCTGTAGCATCATTGACATCAGTGTCAGTATCTACAAAGTACTCCCACATGCCTGACCAAGCACCACGCTTAGTAGCAAAGTATACATACTTACCAGCCTGTGCTGGCTTGGCTATAAGACTAGCCTCAAACTCAGTAGTATTAGCTACGTTAATAGTTTCAGGTGTAAGGATAGGATCAGCAGTAACTTTGAACTGTGTTAATTCAGAGAACAACAGTAGTGCTTCGTTAAAGGGTACAGCATGTTTAAGGATACTGACCTTGTTAGAGGATACTGCTACGTCAATAGGATCACTGTCTACGATAGTTAGTACTGACTTACGGAAGAAGTCAAACTCTGTAAACTCACCTGCCCTAGCAAAGATAACATTCTCATCAGCAAGTAAGCCTAGCCTGTTACGATGAAAGAAGATATCAGCAATTGTATAATCTACAAAAGAAGGGAAGGGGTTTGTGTCATCGTTGCCTACCTTACGGTCAGCATAGTTGATTTCATCAAACTGAAAGTCACCACTAGGTAGCTTTGATAATTTATGTGGAAGGGTAGCGTTATCTAAGTCAATAATGACATTAGGCTCTACTGTTTCTTTCCACACACCGTTACTGAACTTAACATAGTAGTCATCCTGTGCCTTCTGGTTATCACCAGACACACCAATAACAAAGTCATTTGGTCCCTCAACAGGAAGCTTCTTAAAGTCTGGTGTCTCATCCTTGAACACAAGCAAGTGTTCGTTACCATGAGAGTCACCTACTTCTACTTGGAAGTCTGTACTATCAGTAGACTGAACGTGAATTACTGAGCCATAGCGTGTTAGTGTTAAACCAGTAACAGCACTAGCGTTAGTAATGTTCTCATAGTAACTAGTATTAACACCAGTACCTGAGAATGTATTTAAGTTCTCAGCAATCAAGTCAGTAGATGCACCACGCTCTGCATTCTGTGTAGCACTAGTACTGTCCTGTGTTGAGGACTTTGTAGCAAATTCTACAGTACTTGTGCTTCCACCCTTAGTTAGCTTTAGGCGATATGTAGAGGCATAATCAGCCTGACGTACATATACTAATGCCTCAGGGTTACGTGTAGGACTTGTGGTAGTGCCTTGAGCTACTACCGTATTCTTGTTTACAATAAAGGTTACATCTGCAATGGATACAGCAGCCAACTCTAAGCTAGGGTCAGTCAATCCTGTCAGATAACTGGCAGCGTTATTGGTGACAGTCTTAGAGACACCATCCTTGTCAAACACCCTGATAGTGCCAGCCGTATCTACCACCATAGAGTAAAACTCATTCTCATCCCTACGGATAGTATGAATGAAAGCCTTATCCAGATTAGCAATAGTACCTAGATCAGCAATATGCTCAGAGCTAGGACGCTTAGACAATCCTGTTACCACACTTGACAGAGCGTTCTCTTGAAGCTCTGCCTGTGTAGCCAGACGTAGTGATGGTGGCTGTTGTGATACACCGTTAATAAGGTTAGGGATAGATTGACTGATGAGTGCCATTAGATTGTTCTCCGTCCCTGCCTATCAATAATGCTAAAGGTATCATAGTTGTCAAAGATGTTATGGTCATCAGCAGCCTTATCAAAATCTTTAAGCTGGACTAAAGCCTGTTGTTCATCTTTCTCTTGGAAATCATGTAGTGTGTTAGAACCTACCACACGATCTTGGAAGATACGAGTAGCACGTAATACAATGTAACGCTTTGCTACTTCTGGTAGGTCATCAAAGACTAACTGCACTACTACATCAAGGGCAGCGTTTGTACCAACGATGAAAGTGTGATTAACTCTGTCGTACATTTTTAAGCCACGCTGTACAAGATTAGGCGCATTGGCCTTTAGCGTAGCATCTGCTCTAAGAATATCAGCGGGGAGTAGTATCTCACCTGCTGGTGTCTGAGCGAAACTTTTGTTTAATTCTGTGTTGAAGTGCCAGCCCATAGACTGTACTTCTCTGTCAATAGTATCTAAGATACTTTCTGCAATCTCAGCCTCAATCAATCCTGAGGATAAACTACTTACTGGTGCTTCACCAATGGAAGATAGCATTGTGTTGACTGCATCTAATTTACTTGTTCCTGCCATTTAACTACCCTTTACCCATTTCTTAGACGATGATTGTGTCTTGGATGGGTCCCATTTAGTTTTCGCAGCCCAATATGCTGCACTTGTTTCACCTTTAGCTATATTCTTTTTATGGCGGTTTTCAAATGCATTGCGTTGACCTACTGTTTGATTAGTCTTAACACCCTTTTGTCCGTACCTAATTATCTCCGGCTTTTTAGTAGTACCTATTAACACCGCATGAGACTTAGAGGCATTTGGCGTTCTTTTAGGTATCCGCAAACCCTTAAAGGTTTCTCCTGCGTGTGTAATAGTCATTACTTTTTCTTTCCATACTTAGCCATGATAGCAGCTACCTGCTTCTGTGGCTTACCACCAAAGGACATCTTCTTGCCTGTCTTCTTAGACGCAGCCTTAGCCTTAGCAATGCCTTCTTTAGTATACTTGTATTCTTTACCTGCTACTTCTGGCATATCATACTCCAAAGCAAAAAAGGGAGTAGCCGTTAAGCTACCCCCAATATTCTTAGACCTCTACAAGACCGATACATGATGCAGGACGCAGGACGTTATGCCCCATTGCGTACTTAGCAACCATGAGTGTGCCTTGACGATTAATCTGGTACTCAGACTCCATGCCCAAGTCAAGCAACTTGACAGTAGCAACAGCTTCTGGTGTGAAGACAAAGCCACGGAACTTAGCAGCTTCTGCAACCATGTCACGTCCATCTACAGCAGCAGTTGGAAGGTCATAGTGAGTAGTGCGTCCAGAACCAGCAGTGTTTGCTAGTGGCTGGTTGTCAATAGTAACACCCTCAGCCGGATCACCAGTTGTGAAGTTGGTGTACAGCTTAGTTACGTCAGCATGGTTTGACATGATTACAGGAATACCTGCAATTGACGGAACCATACCTGAAGCAACTGAACCATTGCCACCAAAGTCTTTGTTCATGTATGTCAGCTTAGAGCCATCAGTTACATCCATCAGTGCATAGTACTGTGCTGGTGGAAGGACAACTACAGCGTTGTCTGATGGTACGTTAGCAATGTCCATGGTCTTCTTGGCATCAAAGATAGCCTTAGCAATCTTAGCTGGATCAAGAGAGTCAGCAGTAGCTGTACCAATGTTGACGTTAGATGTGAAGTCTTCCTCAGTGAAGGCTTTGTAGTCTTGGATCAGACCAGCAGCAGCAGTAGCATTAGTAGCCAATGCAGCTTTAACAAGCATACGAGCTACGTTCCGATCTGCTTCGTTAGCTAGTGCAATACCAGCTTCCTTTGAGTAGATTGAACGTACATCATAGTGGTTGATAGCTTCATCAATGTTAGCAATGAACTGGCTTGAGATAAGCAAGTCGTCAATTGTGACGATACGCTCACCCGCACGGATTGAGCCACCTGTGATCTCATTTCCTGGGGTCAAGTACTCAGCAGTTGCACGGCCTGTCATTGGGAATGAAGCAGACTTACCCTTTGAGATTGTGCGAGTACGCACCTTGTCCATAAGGACTTTCTTTTCCTCATAAGCTGTCAGGACTTCCCCTGCATACAGCTTGAGAAACAGGTCACGTACGTCACCTGTTAGGTTATTCTGGCCTTGAAAGCTTACGCTATAGGCCGGATTTGAAGCAGCTTGTGCCATTTTAAAATTACCTCTTAGTAATGTTAATGTGAGTTAAAGTACACTCTGCATTACACTACATCCTTTCTCCAAGATTGTCCCTCGCAAGGGGTCAGGGGTAATCGTTTGTTATGTTTAGCTTCGTGTTAGGGATGTTATCCCTTCTAGATACACCGTAATGTAACTAGAAGGAAGGGGGAACTCTTATACAATTCCCCCAACCCCATGCAACAATGTTAGAACAGACTAGACTTGGCTAACTTATTGGCAACCTGCTGTCTGTAGGCGGGGTCTTTCTCGTATCTGGGGTCACGCATAGCAGCAGTTAATTCTGCATTGCTTTCAAACTTCCCGCCAGAGGACACAGAACTTGTCTGTCCAGAAAGGAGACGAGGTTCTGCCTCAGAACGATAACGAGCATTAAGACCTTGGATCGCCAACTTAATCATGTTAGTGTCGCGCGATCCCATTGTTGAGTTAAAGGCATCAATCTCGTCAGCGGGTAGGTTATCTGCTGCCCACTGTACGAGTTCTTGATACTGTTCTGCACCACCTACTAGGTTGTACATACTTGACTGGACTTGTTGAGACAGTGCGTTCTGTCCATCAATCCATGAATCTACTACTGCCTTTGAGAAACCAGCCTCAGCTAGTGCCGCATAAGCATCTTCAGTTAGTCCACCTAGCTCTTCGTATTCCTGCTGGAACGCATCAAAGTCTAGGCCGTTTGCATCTAGTGCATCAGCAATATCAGAAGGGGAAGCGTCTGCTACCTGTTCTTCTGTTACCTCTGACTCTTCTTCCCGCTGAGGTTGGCCTAGCTTACTCTCTAATGCAGAGTATGCTTTAGCCATATCCTCAACTGAATTGAACTTTTCGGGTAGCCATTCAGGACGTTCAGGGTCTTGTTGACTACCTTCTACTTTAGCCAGCATAGCATCAATATGCTCTTGTGACTCAGCAGGTTCTTCTTGATAAGTGTTAATACTGTCTGCCATGTATTTTCCTAACCTTCTACAGCCCCTTTAGCTAGTTGCGGAGCAGCACTCTGTGCCATCTGCATAGCTGCTTGAGCTTCCATCTGTTCTTGTTGCGCTTGTTGTTGCATCATCTGTTCCTGTTGTTTCTGCTCAGGTGACTTAATGAGTCCTGAGGTATCAATACCAAGTGATGCAGCTAGGCGATCAATGTAATCACCTAAGTTCATCTCACTCTGAATAACTTCTGGCCCCAGCGGTTGAAGATATTGTAAGAAAGATGCTAGTTTATTCAAGTCCTGTCCACGTCCTAGTGCCTCAATACCTGTAACAACAGTAGGCTTGACACTTTCCTTAGGCATACGTGGCATCTTACCCTGCTTAGTTAATGACTCAAGCAGTAGGTTAATTAGTGGTAGCTGAAACTCCTGAGATAGAATAGAGTACACACCACCAAGGGCTGTCTCTAGTTCCTGTGCCATGAAGCGTACTTCTTCTGCTGTTACACGCTCCGCTGCACGTTGTACAGAGGAGTTTAGCAGGAAGGCAGCACCAAGTCTATCGTTAATCATACGCATAGTCTCTAGTGCAACACGGAAGTCACCACCTTTGGCTACCTGTAGGGTAGACACATCGTTACTGTCACCCTGTAGGAACGCACCATTAGGTGCAGCAGCTAGGTCTTTAGTCTTTGTAGTACCATTAGGCCGTACAAGGAACAATACCTTAGCTGATGCTGCGCTGCCCTGTACAATAGCTTTAGTTAAAGCCTCAAGACTGCGTAGATCGCCAATGTATTCCTCAATAAAGCCACGCCCATAGTCCTCACCGTCAATACGGATGAACCGTAGTGGAATAAAGGGGCTTTGGTCTAGCTTAAACTTACCCTTAGTCTTCTCAATAGTAATACCAGCCACTTCCTGCATGACTTCATACCTGTTATCCACACGCTTAAGGCATGTGTACAAGTCGTAGCTCTTAACAGGAGTATCTGATGGTGGGATCATGTCCTTCACTTCATCAGGTAGTGTGGATGGAGCCATAGACTCCTTGGTAATAATCTCTAGTACGTTGCCCATAGCGTCACGCTTAGTGCAGTAACGGTCAGGACGGAATACTTTCATTCCACCTTCTTTGGGCATGTAGACAAGGGCATTACCAGTAACGATAAGTAGCTTCAGTGCCTCAAATACAGGCACACGAATAGACTTACCTTCAATCTCTTGCATGGCAGCACGTTCAATACGTGCAAGTCCTTCTTCTACCTGACCACGATTGTCACCTGCTAGTTGTTGCAGGTCAAAGTCATCAATGGTCAGCCGAAAGAATGGACTGTTTGGTGGTAGTAGGGCAAGCAATAGCTTTGATGCTAGGTTGTTTACGCCTCTTGCTCCAATACCCTGATAAGGTGTGGCATAGATAGAAGAACTACTATGACCTTCCTCTGGTAAAAGAGTAGGAATAGTAAGCCTTGCTGCTTCTCGCCCTCGTTCTAGGAACGTGTCTCGTTCACTTTCTAGTTGGCTGTAGCGTTTAGCTACTGTACCTACATCTTGTTCCATGTGTTATTCCTTATACAATAATCTTGCTTTTATACTTTTTCATACGCTCACTCTGTTCAATAGTAGGAGCAGATGAAGTAGTATCAGGCATCATGTCAGTAGGTTCGGCTAGCATTTCTTCCTCATCATCAGCATCTCTGCCCATGAGTTTCTTAGCTTCGCCAGTGTTCCATGTTAAAGCACCCATACTGATCTCCTATACGACAGGGATGTTCAACCCTGAGCCACCCTCACCACCTACGTTAGCAGCAGCCGTCTGAGTGACCAAGGCTTTCTTGCCTTTACGCTTACGCCCAATCATACCAGAGTCTGTCTCTACTGTGGCTTCAGCTTCATCACCCATATCCCTAGCAGCAGCAGTGGCTGGTGCAGTAGAGGGGGCTGCGATAGAAGGTGCTTTCTTTTTACTAATAATACCTGTAGCTCTACCTAGATTTCTAATAGCTCCACCCATGTTACACCACCGTTGTCGTTGGAATTTGTAGTCCTGAACCAGAACTACCTGTTTGCATAGCAGTATCTACGGTATCAACACGTAGCTTACGCTTGCCTTTTTTCTTTTGAATTTGATCTGCTTCTAAACCCTGATCAGCTAGCTCAATGTCTGGTGTCTTAGCGACAGCAGTTACAGGACGAGCAGGTGCTGGCAGCGGCTTAGGAGGTTTTGGTCCAAATAGTCCACCCATTTTTATTCCCCATAATCTTCGTTATAAATATCTGTAAGTTTCTTTACTACTGACTGTTGACCCCTGAGAAACGCTAGCTCCTCAGAGGTGATTTGTTCGTGCGGAAGCTTATCGGGATAAAGTTCCTGTAAAGCGTTTAGTAAAGCAGTAGTAATGTTCAATGAATATCCTAATACATTCACCATAGTAAGTTCACTTTCGCTAAGAGGTACACTTTAGATATCTACTAACTCACAAGCACCAGCCGTACATGCTAATGTCTGGCTACCTGATGTAGTATCTTCCTTCTCATACAAAGATAAGGCTGTCCAATCAATTGAGGCTGGCATCTTTTCTTTGAGATTGTTATATGTTTCCTCATCAATGTCCTGATATGGAGCCTGTGCATATGAATGGTCACTGTGTGGTAGGAATGAGATACCTGAGCAGATGTCAAAGTTCTCATAGACCCATGCACCTACTGCCATCCACTCTGCATCCTTGACTGTGATAG